CAGATCTAATAGAGACTGGGAGGGAATGGTCGGCAGAGCTGTAAGCGAGGATTAATGTGAAGGTTGTTGTTACAGGTGGTAAGGGTTTTGTAGGCTCACATATAGCTGTTCAATTAAGAGACTTGGGGCATCAAGTTGTCGTGATTGACGATGAATCTGCTGAAGAAAACGATACTTTTTATGAGTTTGAAGGTATAGAGTATGTGACAAAGTCTATTCTTGATCCGACCACTGAGCGCCTTTATGTGGGAGCCGAGGCAGTTTTTCACGCAGCTGCGAAAGCAAGAATACAACCTTCAGTTTCAAAACCAGGATCTGCATTCGAAACAAATGTTTTGGGCACGCAAAACGTCTGTCATTTTTCAAAAAAAGCAGGAGTAAAAAGACTGATATACTCGGCTAGTTCTTCCTGTTACGGTAAGAAAAATAAGCCGCCATTTAGTGAAGAAATGGAAGTAGATTGCCAGACACCTTACTCACTTTCAAAGTGGATGGGAGAAGAGGTTTGCAAGCTATACAGCAATCTATACGATCTTGAGACGATAATGCTTAGATACTTTAACGTCTACGGACCCAGGGAACCTAAAAAGGGTCACTATGCCCCTGTTATTGGTCTCTTTAAGCAACAGTCTGCACTAGGGTCTCCTCACACAATTGTGGGCACAGGTAAGCAAAGGAGAGATTTCACCTACATTGATGATGTTGTTGATGCATCAATACTTTCTTTAGATGTTGACTCTCTTTACGCTTACGGCGAAGTCTTCAACATAGGCACGGGTAAAAGCACTTCTATCTTAGAGATATCAAAAATGATAGGAGGGCCCAGTATTCAAATAGCTGATAGGGTAGGTGAATCTATGGAAACACTTGCTGACATAAGCAAGGCGAGATCTATTTTAAAATACAGCCCTGCACACAAACTAGAAGATAAAATAACTTCTTACTAGCCCTTCCAAAAAATCTGTATTCCTATTATGATAAACGACAAAAGAATACAAGTCAGGTTCTTAGGTGTTAGCATACTCTCTTTTAGTAGAAACCATGTAAGAATTGGAAATACTAGATAAGAAGTACCAAAAGCCAAAAATCTAATAGACCATACAGATTCACCTAATCCTTCGTAAGTCCATTTAGAACCATAATAAGCAAGCAACGATGTAGGCAATGCAAGAGCCAAACAAAGTGCAAGGCTTTTATCAGCTGCTTTTTCGCTAATAAATTGAAAATTTGTAGAAAACCATACACAAACATGTACACCTAGTAGGCACGTGATACCTGCAATTAGTTTACCAAACATTTGAAACAACCTCAGCTTGCTGTATAGAATTAAATATAGAAGAAAATGGTTGGTTTGTAATGGAAGATAAAGTTTTACCTACTGGAAAAAAGCACGTTTCTTTCTCTGAAATAAAGTGCTGGAAAGAATGTTCTTGGAGGCATAAACTCACGCATGTCGACAAGATTGACGTATTTAAGCCGTCACCTTATTTAGACTTCGGAACTGCTGTTCACGAAGGCTGTGAGACGTTACTCGAGAACAAAACTGTTGACAAGAAAAAACTCTTGAACGACATAGAAACTGCATGGGAAAAGCACGGTTTCGACGACCCTACATGGGTAGAACAACAGCCTGGTTGGTTCAAGTATCAGCCTGTTGATACGTGGAAAGAATGGGCTTCTAACATGTGGGACGATGTGCTACCATTCTTAGACGAAACATTCCCAGGTTGGCAAGTCATAAAGGCAGAGGAACCACTTTATGAGGATATTGATAATACATTCGTAAAATTTAAAGGCTATATCGATGCAGTTATAGTTGCACCTGACTCTAGAAACAAGGACAAGGTCTGGATTATAGACTGGAAAACAGCACAGTCTTACGGTTGGAGAAGAGAGAAAAAGCAAGACATACTAATGACGTCTCAGCTAATGCTTTACAAGTATTTCTGGTCAAGGAAGCACAATGTACCTCTAAGCGATATTCGGTGTGGATTTATTCTACTCAAGCGAGGAGGAAAGCCTGGAAATGTGTGCGAGCTTGTAACTGTATCAGTAGGCCCTAAATCTTTAGAGCGTGCAACTAAAATGATGAATAGCATGATAAAGGCAGTTTCGAAAAGATTTTATCTGAAAAATAGGAACTCCTGTAAATTTTGCGATTTTAAAGACACAGAGTATTGTACGTAGTTAACTACTGAAGCAACTTTTTGTATGATTATGAAAAATAGTTAGGAGTCATTTTGGCTAAGAATAAAATATTAATGCTTTCAGACCACGCGATGTCAACATCGGGTGTAGGAACTCAGAGCCGATGGCTCATTAACGGTCTAGTTTCAAAAGGTACATGGTCCGTTCGACAGTTTGGTGCAGCGCTTAAGCACTCTGATTATAATATCATGGCAATAAATGATGATTTTATTATCAAGCCAATTGACGGTTTCGGCAACCCAGATATGCTGAGGGTAGCTCTAGCAACAGAACGCCCGGACGCACTTTTTCTATTTACTGACCCTAGATTCTTTATATGGCTCTTTGAAATGGAAGACGAAGTTCATCAAGTTTGCCCTATAGTTTGGTGGCACGTATGGGACAACGGGCCATATCCAGAATTCAATGATACAATTTATCAAGCAACAGACCTCTTAAACTGCCACAGTCACATGACTTATGAGTTAATAAAGGATAGACATCCAGGAAAAGTAAATTTTGTGCCGCATGCTGTTCCAAAAGAGATCTATTATGAATTACCAGACTCAGAAAAGACTGACATAAGAAGACAGGTGTTGGGACCGGGCTATGATGATCATTTTGTAGGAATATGGATCAATAGAAATGCAAAGAGAAAGCGACCAAACGATCTGCTTCAGGCCTGGAAGTTCTTCTGTGACAAACTAGAAGAAGAACATGGTCATAGAAAAGCCTGTCTAATAATGCACACAGACCCGCTCGACCAAGAGGGTCCAAATCTTTATGCAGCAGCCGAAGCATTAGGGGTAACTGAAAACGTGTGGTTCTCAACTGATAGGCTTGAATTTGAAAAAATAAATGCACTATACAACATAAGTGATTTTTGCATCAATGTTTCTCTGGCGGAAGGTTTTGGTCTGGGTACACTCGAAGCAATGATGTCAGGTACACCAATTATCGCACCTCTAACAGGTGGTCTAACCAGGCAGGTAATTGATCACCGAGACGGCTCAGAAAATGGCGTAGGCATGCCAGTTGAATTTAAGACGCTGGTAGGATCTCAAGGTGTCCCCTACATCTATGAAGACTATGTTTCTAATGAAACAATAGCTAATTCAATTTATAAGTTGTATTCTCTGAGTCCAGAAGAAAAAGAAGCCTTGAGCAAAAAGGTGAAAGAATATGCAGACTTTGAGTTTAAAATTGAAGACACAGTTAATGATTGGGACGCAACTTTAAATGAGTGTATACAGAGTTTTAAGCAAGGCAAGTACAAATTTTGGAATTGCGAGGAGTTATAAGTGAAGCAAGTAGTATTAAGAGGGCCTCTAATTACATCATCTGGTTATGGTGAACATGCAAGACAGGTCTTTCGATGGGCTAATTCGAAAAAAGACTGGAATGTGTCGACACAGCTAACTCCATGGGGAAACACCACGTGGTTGATAAATCCTGACTATATGGGAGGAGTGATAGGAGATATCATGCAACGTTCAGGCCCGCTAGAAAGGGTGGGTTCAGACATATCTTTTCAAATACAATTACCTAACGAATGGGACCCAATGCTTGCAAGATTTAATGTGGGTGTCACAGCAGCTGTTGAGACAGATGTTTGTAATCCTGAGTGGGTCCAAGCTTGCAATAAAATGGATCTTGTAATCGTCCCGTCAAATCACACCAGGCAGACGATAATGAACTCAGGTGAAGTTACAACACCTGTCGAAGTAGTTCCAGAAGCTTATTTTGACGATCTGGCTTACAGTAGAATTGATTCCTTAGATTTAAATTTGTCAACAGATTTTAACTTCTTAATGATTGGAACACTGACAGGAAATAATCCTTGGAATGATAGGAAGAATACGTACTGTACAATTAAATGGTTTTGCGAGACGTTTAAAGACAATCCTAACGTGGGACTAATAGTAAAGGCTAGCTCTGGTAGAGCTACAACGCTAGATAGACTTTTGACAAAAAGAGCTTTAAATCAACTCCTTGACGAAGTCCGAGAGGGCCCGTACCCTAGAGTAAATCTGTTGCACGGACTAATGTCAGGTGATGAGATGTCTGCTCTCTATCGAGACTCGTCTGTCAAGTGTTTTATCGGTTTGACTAGGGGCGAAGGTTACGGACTACCAATTCTAGAAGCAGCAACGTCAGGGATTCCTGTCATTGCTACGAACTGGTCTGGGCATCTAGATTTTATGAGAATGGGCAAGTTTATTGACGTAGACTACAAGCTTTTGAATATTCATGAGTCCCGAGTTGACAACCAGATTTTTATGGAAGGCTCTAGGTGGGCAGAACCTTCTGAGAATCACTTTAAGAGAAGATTAAAGAAATTTTATGAAAAACCTGATCCCCCGAAGCAATGGGCAAGGGAGCTTTCAGAAAAATTAAGAGAGACACACAGCATAGAAAGTATCTTTGAGCATTATGACAGTGTGTGGGATAAAAATGCAAAATGATTTCCCCCTGGATAATTAGCACAGTTGTCTTAGCCGTTACCACCTCTGTGTCTCTATATTTTACTTTTAAATTCGCACGCATAATTTTGCGTATTGAGGACGCTGTTGAAGTGTCCTTAGACACGTTGGATGCAAAGTATGTCGCAATGAGCGAGATATTAGATACTCCTCTATTTTATAACTCTCCTGAAGTGAGGCGAGTTTTAAATGAAATAGAGGATGCTAGAAACTCTGTGCTTTATGTTGCTAATAAAATGACATTACTGGAGACGGAAGAAGATGACGTAGCACCTGAAGGAGAATGACTTGGCAACAAAAAAAGTAAGAAGACGGAGAAGGGGTAGCAGCAAAAGAACACCAACAAAGCTCTATTTCAATCAAAAAACTCAAGAATCAATAATTGAGTACCAAAACGAAGAGTCTTTGACAAAAAGACAACAAATATATGTAGAAGGAATACTTCCAGCTTTTGATAAGTTGGTAGAAAATCTAATATTCATTCACGGCTTCACAAAATCATTTGGAGCAGGATCTTACGAGTCGCTAAAGGGCGACTGTGTTTCTTTTTTATACGAGTCAATTCACAAGTGGAATCCTGAAAGAGGCACCAAGGCTTTTTCTTATTTCAACGTTGTCGCAAAAAATTGGCTTATAATCAAGACAAAACAAAAACAGAAGTCAAATAAGCGCCATGTAAACATAGACAATGCTTCATTGTGCGTGCTGGACAAGCAGACGATCGAGAATTATCAGTCTATACCTGCTCCTGACGTTATAATGATAGGCGCTGAAAGATCTGAAGCAATAATTAAAATGCTTTATGAGATTAAGCGCAGAGTCAATAGTGACAATGAGAATGCTTGCATAGATGCAATTATTACGATATTTGAGAGCGTAGATCAGCTTGACTTTTTGAACAAGCGTGCTCTTTTTGTTTATATGCGAGACCTGTCAAGCTTAAATCCAAAGCAACTTTCTATTGCAATGAGTTCAATAAGAAAACACTATAGAGAACTTTCAGGATCTGACGCTTTCGATATATTATAAAGAGGAAACTATGTCTAGAACACTTACTAAAGCAATGAACAAGGCAACAGAGGTCTCAAAAAAAGTAGACAAGTTTTCAGACCTTCTTGATTCTATTGAGGCGCTTGAAGATAAGAAGAAGCACCTCTGGAAAGAGATATACGAAAACGCCTTGGTAGATAGAGAAAATGCCGGAATGTTATTTACTGATATCTACAGTGAAATGCAGGGAAATGCCATGCAACACACAGCATTAGGGCCAACTGCAGCAAAGTATTTAGAGAGAATGTGTAAATCAAACGATCAGATACTTAGATTAGCAGAGTTGGTTGCAAAAGCAGAGGAAGCTAGTGCTACAATTTCACCTGATGATATATTCAACGAGATAAGTGGGTAATGGCAGGATCATTAAAAGCTCAGTTTCCACCAATTAACGCTATAGTTGCATCAATAATGGGGACAGATGAGACTGAAATTTTTTACCCAATCTTTCCTAGTCACATAATGATGCCGCTAAAGATAGGTGAGGTTGTTTGGGTGTTATACCCAGACACTACCTTTGCACCCGGCGATGTGGGTGCTAGTGATTCGATGGGAATAAACGCTGAGAGAATGACAGCCGACGGAGCCGCAAACGACTACAGCAAATCTTTAGATTCGTACAGGGGAGACGTTTCGGACGGAGCTCTATTTTCTAAGGCAGTCGTGATAAGTGTTTTTGAGTCACATGCAGCTGTGATAGACCCAACTAATCCTCCTACTAATAATGTTCACAATGGCGGTTTTTGGTTGTCCAGAGTTTGTGGATCTAGATTAAGCGAAGACACAAACTTTACTTCATATGGTCGCGATTTTGATCAAAGAGCATTTGTGCTTTTAGAGGGACGCACCCCGGGTGATGTAATCGCTGATACTGATGGCTACTTTCCAGGTACGCCTAACGTTTCTTTGACAGCAACTTCTACGGTTGATGATGTTGAATTTGCCGGCGGGTATTTTCATGGAGACAGCCCTGAAGAATTTTCTGCGCTAAAGAGCCTGAACGTAGACCATACATTTGAACCTGTTCCTAGATTTTCTAAAAGATCCGGAGACTTGGTTTTGCAGGGTTCTAATAACACCGCAATAATGTTAGGGGAAGACCCGACAATTACTGATGACAGTCTTACAAGCGGCGCAGTAACAATCGTTTCAGGTAGGGGCCTGGACCCTGATTCACCAAACAAAGTGTCTTCAGTACCAAATGACGACCAAAGACTTGAATCTGATAAGTGTCCAGAACTGTCTGAGGTAGAGCACAATGTGTTAGAGGGTGATTTAGATTTTGGTTATGATTTTTCAACAATTTTAGTTTCAAGCAATGCAGCTCCTGACGCTGCTTTCTGCGACCCTACACTGACAGGAGCAAGTGAGAATATAACGTTTGCTTCAACGGCTGGAAATGTTGAGGGAAGAGAATTAAAAACTATTCCTGAGGATGATGCCACCAAGTCTCTAGTACCTGCAGCAGCTGAAATATTAGGACCTACAATCGCCATGAAGTCAGATCACATAAGAGTCATAGGTAGGGAAACAATAAGGTTCATGGTGGAAAATCCTGATGGAGGACCGGCCTCAGCGCCTGAAATTATTATGCACAAAGATGGGAACATATTCATCAAACCCGGTATAGACGGACAAGTATATATCGGAGATGGTCCTGACGCTGGAGAACCAGGAACAGCAGTTTTTGCAGACATGGTGACTTATCCAGATGACATGGATGGCGGTACTGGATTTGTTGCAGAAATGGCAGTCGCCGCCAAGATTCCAACTAGACACTCGCCTAAAGTTAAAGTGAAGATATGAGATGGCGACTTTCTATGGTCTATTTAAGGGAACGCTAGATGAGCTAATTAAACTAATAATTCAGCTGATTCTAGCTGTGCTAGGTGAAATAGCAGAAAAAATTCTATTTGTTATAGAAATGCTAACCACAATAATCATGCAGATTATAGAGGCAATCTTCGGTCCAATTATTAAATTCATAATGTTTATAGCGGGTTTGATAATCATGGTAATAACCAAGATTGCAAAAGTACCCATATGGTTGCTGGGCCAGCTTAAAAAAATAATGGAGCTAGTAAAGCAGATAATAGAAATGCTTGCTAAGATACCGAGGCTACCCCTGGAGATATTAGCGCTAATTCTGCAAAAAATAGCTCAGGCAATAGCATACATACTTTCTCTTCTTGCAATGCTCTTTCCAGACTTCTTGGCCTTGCTAATTTTCTTAATAAACTTTATAATAAGTCTGATCATAGAGATTATCATGGCTATTCTAGAGCCGATTATCAAGGCTATAATTGAATTGCTGTTGGCTGCTCTGGTGCCACCGCTGTTTGTTATAAAAATGATTTTGTGGGTGATAGAAGCGATAAAAGATATAATTGCAGCACTTTTAAAGCTATTAGGAATTCCACCCTTCCTTGAGATTATCATGGCCATACTAGCAGCTATTTTGGAGGGAGTAGCCGAGATACTTCAAGCAGTCCTTCAAGTTCTGATAAAAGTTTTTGACTACATTATGGATCTTATTGAAGATATCATGGCCATCGTAGCACACATAATAATGGCAATAATCAAGTTCATTCAAGGTCTTTTAAATCTAGATATACTTGCTGTCATACTTGCACCCATCATCGCGATCATCTCTATAATAGGGACAATTTTGGCAACTTTCACACCCATGCAAGAGCTTTCTTTCCCAATACCTGTCTTAGATCCGCTCATGGGCGGGTAAAAAGCCATTTGTGTTTCTAGGATTTGGAGTGTGTAATATTTACTAATTAGCGGGAGACTAAAAGTGGATTTTAATTTTAAAAATTCTGGTAGATCTGTCATTGATGTCTTTGATGAGACCAAGGAAAAACTAGAAGAAAAAAAGAAAATACCCTATGGTATCAAGACACCTTTGCGACACGGTTCTGATCGTTCTGGTATTTTTGATATGAATTTCAACATAGGCGATCAGATAAGTGACAACCTCAGAAATCTAATCCAAACTAACCACGGAGAAAGATTGGGCCACTTTGATTTTGGAGCAAACCTGAGACCACTCTCTATGGAGCTGATGGGACAAGAAAGATTTGAGTCTGAAGCAATGTCTAGAATAGCACAATCAGTTTCTAAATATCTGCCATTTGTAAGACTGAGTACGATGACAGTTTCCAGAGTGCCTGTAACCGAAGAAAATTTACCTCAAGTTGTAATAGCGCTAGAATATAAGGTTCCTGTTTCTGATAGTAGGCAAAGAAGATTAGACGTAATAGTTAATTTAGCAGGTTAGTAAAATGAGTAACGATATAAAAAAGCAGTTAAAGAAAAAGAAGAGGGTATCTTATCTTAATAAAGACTTTGATGGTTTTAGAGCTGACTTACTAGAGTACGCCAGGACTTTCTTTCCAGATCAGATTCAAGATTTTTCAGAAGCCTCCATGGGAGGAATGTTTTTAGACATGGCAGCCTACGTTGGTGATGTGATGTCCTTTTATCTAGATCATCAGTTTCAAGAGCTGAATATAGAAACTGCGGTTGAGAGAAAAAATATAGAGCGTCACTTGAGATCAGCAGGAGTTGAGTCCACTGGTGCTTCACCTGCTGTAACTGATGTGACTTTCTTCTTAACAGTGCCTGCTGTGTATTCTGAGGGTGAATATATTCCTGATAGATCAGCGTGTCCTGTAATTAGAAGGAATTCATCTGTTGTTTCAACTGGAGGTGTTTCTTTTAATCTTGTCAATGACTTAGATTTTTCTGAATTAGATGAGTTTGATGAGCTTGTAGCAAAGTATAGAATTAAAAACACTAATTCAAGTGGCAATCCAACCTATTTTGAGCTTTCAAGAAGCGGCTTATGTGTGAGCGGAAAAGTTTCAGAAAAAGAGTACAGAATAGGTGACAGCTTTGTTCCTTTTAGAAAGTTGACTTTGCCAGTTGCAAACGTGACAGAAATATTGTCTGTAATAGACTCTGAGGGAAACAGATATCACGAAGTAAGCGCTTTGACGCAAGATACTGTATTTAAATCAGTTTTGAATGGTAGTCTAAAAGATTCAAAATTGGTCCCATCTACACTTGAAGTGGTGCCTGCTCCTTATCGATATACAAAAAGAAGGAATTTAAATACAGGCAAGACACAAATTCAGTTCGGATCAGGTCTTGCAGACTCTCTAGATGACGACGTAATCCCCGATCCATCTAGCTTGTCAATTCCACTCTATGGTAAAAAGGTCTTCTCTAGATTTTCAATAGATCCTAATTCTCTCCTCAAGACCAAAACAATGGGTGTTTCTCCTGTTAACACTACAATTAAAGTGACATATAGACATGGCGGCGGCCTAACACATAACGTGGGAATAAAATCCTTAAAAAGTATTGGAAAACTTTCGATAAGATTCCCTCATAATCCCGATCCAGCCGTCGCTGCTAGGGTTAGAGGTAGTGTATTATCTACAAATCATGAGGCAGCAAGCGGCGGAGCTCCTGCGCCAACAATTAATGACTTAAAACAAGCAGTAGTGTCGTACAGAAACTCTCAGTCAAGAATCGTTTCAAAGCAAGACCTTCTTGCAAGAATTTACACGATGCCGAGTGAGTTTGGAAGAGTATTTAGAGCCGGCTTAGGAGAAAATCCCAATAACCCTCTAGCAGGAATTGTTTATCTAATAAGCCAGGACAGGGGAGGAAAATTAGTTGTCGCACCTGATGCTCTCAAAGAAAATCTTTCAAAATATTTGAATGAGTATAGGCTAGTATCAGATGCTGTTGACATATTGGACGCGTCTGTCGTAAATTTAAAAGTGGTAGTTGAAGTATTGACAGATTCATCTCAGAACCCAGACACAATTTCAAACGTTATTAATACTAGAATTAAAAAGTTTTTTGACATAAAGAACTTCCAGATCGATCAACCAATCATAAAATCAGAGCTGATGAATTTGGTGGGCAGCGTAGAAGGTGTAATGTCTGTTGTTGATCTAAAAGTTTTGAATGTTTCTGGAGAAATAGGTGGCAGGAAATACTCTAGCGTTTCTCACAATATTAATCTAAGCACTATAAAGGGAATTATTTTCCCACCAAAGGGAGGCATCTTTGAAATGAGGCACCCAATAGAAGATATAGTGATTATAGCGGGGTAAAAAGTGTACAGAATATTAAAAGCCTTAAAAGACACATACGTCACAAATAGGATCATATCTAATAGCTTTAGAGCTACTGATGCCAATGTAGGTCAAGCTGGCACTTTGGATCTTTTTAAGCTTCATGATGAAAATGTTCTAACAGGAGCGGCAAATCCACAAGAACTTTCAAGAATTCTGGTCAAGTTTGACTTGAGCAGTCTTCAAGAGTTGACAGGTTCAACTTTAGATATTGGTCATTCTTCTTTCAAATGTACTCTAAAACTGTATGACGTTTACGGAGGTCAAACAACTCCTTCTAACTTTAAGGTAATCGTTCATCCTCTCTCCAAGTCTTTTGACGAAGGCACGGGAATGGACGTGAGCATCTACAGTCATTTAGATAGCTGCAACTTCATAACAGCATCAGTTTCTTCCGGAACCCCCAGCCTCTGGAATACACAGGGAGCCAATGCTGCCGGAGTCCTCGGGCAGAGCAATATTGACATTATAGCGAGTGGAAACTTGCAAGATGGTAATGGAGTCGCCAATCTATTTAAAACTCAAAGCTTTGCTGACGGGACCGAAGATCTTTCAATTGATATTACAACAATCGTTTCAGCAACTATGTCAGGGCTTCTCCCAGATCATGGATTGAGAATTGCATTTTCAGGAACACAGGAAACTGACGATAGAACAAGATTTGTTAAGCGATTTGCTTCTCGTCATTCTTCAAACGATAGAAAGACACCGCGAATATGCGTTCAGTACGATGATAGTGTCCATGATGATCACGAAAATATGTTTTTTGACTTGACAGGCTCTCTCTTTTTGAGAAATTATCATCGAGGAAAGCTCGCGAACCTAAGATCAGGGTCAAGCCTGACAGAAATTACAGGCGACGACTCGATAAGACTGAAGATAAAATCAGGTTCCTGGTACGAGCTATTAACAGGTTCACAGCATAAAATAGGGAATGTAGCTGTTTCAGGGACTTATTCTGCATCGTTTGCATTGTCTTCTCTAACCACAGAGTTGACAGGTGAAATAAACTCAGCGGGTTCAGGTACATTTAATCTCTACTGGCTCTCTGCAGATCAAACTGTTGCTTATCACACAGGCTCAGTTGTGATAAATTCTATTACGAGAAACTCTTTTACTAGCAATGCTAGAAAACTAAACTTTTCAATAATGAATCAAAAGTCTTCTTTCTTAAGCACAGAAAAGGCAAGATTTAGAGTCCATATTGAAGATGTGTCACCTAGAGTAATAAGGCCAAGAAAACTCCCATCTGAAAATAAAACGCTAATTTTTAGAGACATGTATTATAGGATTGTAGATGCCCTGACTAATGACGTAGTTATTCCATTTGACGAAACTTACAACTCAACAAGGCTTTCTTCGGACGGTTCGGGAATGTTTTTTGATCTGTACATGGACGCCCTTACAAGAGGTCGAAATTACAAGATTCAATTTAAGGTAGAAGACAACGGTGTAACATACATTGAGCGCGACACAGGAATGAAATTCCGGGTAGACTAATGGCAAAAAAGACTTTAGATTTAAGCAAACCAAGACTTTTCACTTCCAGCAATATTAGAAAGATAATCGCTGGAAGTACACCTAAGGTTAGAAAGGTTAGGGATGTCGAGGCAGGAACGACAGCTTCGTTTCGATATGATGGATTGGGCGTAGGGTTAAAGTCAACACAACAGTCTAATATCGACTTTTCTAAGTTTGAAAATCATACCTTCTTTAACTCAGCAGTTGTCAATACTAATATCGCATTTGATAAAATAATCAACTTCTATCCTTTTGATGGAACTAAAAAAGAAAAAGAAGCTTTTGAAGATAGACTCTCTGGTTTTGAAAAACATGTTTTAGACACGTGGCCTAGAACAAAAGGCTACTTAAACTTTGGGCCTCCTGCAAGTGGAAGCTATATTGCCGTAGAAGATATGAGCGGCATACAAAACCCAGCACTTTCTAGGAATGACACAGGTGCACCTGCGCTCGATCCGGGAAAGAAGTCTGTTTCAATAGAGTTTCATCTGTTGGTACCTGACAATAATAGCTTTATAGACACGCAGATAATCTGTCAAAAGATGGATTCAACATCTAGATTCGGTTATTCTGTAGGAACACTACCTACAACTGCCGCGGCATCAGGAAGTACAATAGTTTTCACAGTCTGCTCAGGAACAGCTAACCTGACAACTACGATGCCGATTAATAGAGGGCGATTCGACCACATAGCACTGGTATTCAATAGAGAGGGCGAATCAGACAAGCTATCACTCTACAGAAATACAAAGCTGATAACAACATCATCAGAAAGATCTGACATGGGCAAGTTTGGTTCTGGCTTCCGGGCTGCAAACTTTTTGATCGGATCTGGCTCGTCTTTTGCTACATCTAGCTTTGATCCATCTGTTAAGTTTTCTCCTAAATCTACTTTCACTGGTTCTCTAGACGAGTTTAGGGTTCATCACAAGGTTTTGACATCTGACGATATCAAAAAGAATTACGTAAGAGACATAGAACAGGATGAAGACTTAGCATTGTATTTCAAGTTTAACGAGCCCACAGGAACATTAGGCAACTCAACTTCTTTAGTGCTAGACTACTCAGGAAACTCTTTGCACTCATCAATTACTAATTTCCATCACCCGCTAAGAAGTACAGGATCCGTCGACAATCCAATGGTGGGAGAGAGTAAGAATAATTGCCCAGTTCTTTTCCCAGGCTACGCTGACATTATCACTAAGAATAACCAGCTCCTTGTCACAGCCAGTGCGTATGACAATGTCAATCCCAATCTCATTACTAGATTAGTTCCTGCACACTACTTTGATGAAGGAATGGTACACCAGGGGTTGGGCGATATACAAGGAACAATAACAGGAACTTACGGTGGTTCAGGAAATCCAGGCTCCGGAGAGTTGGGGACTTTTCAGATACTTTCTGCCTTCTTGTACACGTGGGCAAAACACTTTGATGAACTAAAAGTTCAAGTCGATTCTTTTGCAAACTTAATGACAGCAGATTATCGAGATAAAGACACAGTCCCTGATCAGTTCTTACCTTTTTTGATGAATTACTATGGTTTTGATGTTCCAAATATGTTTCATGAAAGCAATTTAGATCAATACGTCGAAGGAAGAGACTTAAAAACATTTGCGGGATTAAGCCCAGAAAGTCTTAAGTCAATACAGTCTAAGATATGGCGACAAGTTTTAACAAACTTATCTGAGATAATGCGGTCAAAAGGAACAGTTAATAGTGTAAGGACTATTCTGAGGTCTGTAGGTATCGATCCAGACTCTTCACTAAGGATTAGGGAGTACGGCGGCCCTACAAGAAGAGCTCTGTCTGGATCACGTGTTTCAAGAAAAGCAATAAAAGGGATGATAAACTTTTCTGGCTCTGTAAATACAGCAGCAGGCACATTAACAACACAGGGCGTTTCTCTTAACAAGCCTTTCCTGATATCACCTTTCTTTACAGGATCTAGAGTAGAACCAGGATCTCCAAAACCTCGAGGTACATTTGTTAAAAACAGCATAGGAGAAAATAGAGATACAAACCAGGTTTCAGACGGGCTTCAAACAAGTGGGTCATGGACTTACGAGGCAATGTATCGGTTCCCGCAAAGATTGACCGGTTCTATGCTCCTAACTCAAAGTTTAGCAAGAATTGCTGTAACAGGAACATCGGCACCTTCAACCAAGAATGGAATGGTAGTAAACCTAGTACTAGTCTCAGGTTCTGAGGTGACTGGGTCAAGACTTACACTTCATGCGAGGCCAGGAACTGACACAAGTGCAACAACATCTGGTTTTTTTGAACTCTCACTTACTGGAACAGAAATACTCAACGGAGACATGTGGTGGATATCTTTTGGTAGAAAAAGAAACGATCTCATTCCAGGAGTAACGACAGTTTCAGCGTCCTATTTCTTGAGGGCTGCAACTCAGAATGTGGGTGAAATAAATACAAACAAGCTTTATGTAACATCGTCATTCTTTAGAGAAGTAAGCAATGTTTCAAACAACGTATTTTCAAACAAGTCAGACTATAATACTTCAGGATCGTTTATTGTAATAGGTTCTCAAAGTTTAGATCTTACTTCCAATCGTTTTCTTCACGCCGACATTTCAGGAGATACTAGAAAATCTAACGAAATACATGCGACAGACTTTATGGGCCAGGTTTCAAATGTAAGATTCTGGTCGAAGGCTTTGGCAGAAGACGAGTGGAAAGAGCATGTAAGAAACTATAAATCTCTAGGCGTAAAAAATCCATCAGTAAACTTTAACTTTGTAACTAAAATATCCGGATCATTTGAGAAACTAAGAATGGATGTTTCAGCTGATCAAAACATCACTTCTTCAAATTCTTCTAAGGGAATATCGTTTACTGATTATAGTCAAAACTACAATCATTTAACCGGGACAGGTTTTGAAGTAAGTGCATCAATAATCAAGCCAGTTGACCTGTACTATACACATCTTACAACAAAGATAGATGAGCTGATCGCTAATAATAAAATAAGAGTGCGTGGGTTCAAGGACTTCCAGAAGGCAAAGGAAGCAAATGTTGAGATAGCTCCTGTGTATGCTCTAAATAAATCGGAAGAACCCCTTGATGATCCGAGATTTAGTGTAGACTTTTCAATTGTCGACGCACTTGACGAAGACATTGTTAATATTTTTGGAACGTTAGAATTTCTAGATAATGCAATAGGAAATCCAGAATTAATCTTCTCAAATGATTATCCGGATTTGGACCATCTTAGGTTCGTATACTTTAACAAACTAACAGACGTAATGAATCACCAGAGGTTCTTTGAATTCTTTAAATGGTTTGATTCAACAATCGGCTCTTTCATCGAAAACGTCCTACCAAGAAAAACTAGTTTCCTCGGAACAAATTTTGTGATAGAATCACATATGCTTGAGCGCCCAAAGATGGAATACTTCTTTAACAAGCAGTATCTAAATGAATCTGATAGGCGTGGACTCAAGGGAACAATAACTTTAACACAATATATTGGCGATGTTAAGAAGTTTTAGATAATTAATCACTGCTATGTCAAATAAATCTTCATGGAAATCTAGAGAATTTGTCGAGCCCTACGTTGAGAAGCAAGGATCAAACCGAAAGCTTCATACAATCAGAAAACAAGGGCCAGCTCGAGAAGCGCCTAACTTAAGCCTGGGTTTTAAGACAAAAAATGGTTTTGAGTACGGCCAGACCAAAAATCTAAAACTATGGATTCAAGCACAAAAAACAGGCGCACCCACAGACCAGACTAGTAATCATACGATTAAGGTGCTAAATGGTGCAGACTCAGGACAACTTCTAACTAATAAAAATGACACACCATTTGTTAGATTCACGCCAAAGCCTTACAGGTCTACGAGTAGGTGTCTTGTTCTAAACACTAGCGCCCTTCACTCGGAATCCTTTCATGTGACGTCTTCTCAGTATGTTTCACTCGCATCTGGCGCCGGCGGCACCGTTAATAAGGCCATGACCTGGAACATGTGGTTAAAGCCATCGCTAACAGGATCAATTGAAAACCAGTTCCCTTCTGGGACAAATAGATTTATTTTTTCAAAAAGATCCGGATCTTGGGGCGCTTCAAACAGAGAATACGATCTAGCAATAACAATGTCAGGTTCGCTCAGGTTTAGACTTTTTGATGAGTCAACCGGGAAAAAGGTAGTTAAAAATACAGACCTTGCCATATCAGGCTCTGCAATACAGGCAGGAACTTGGCAGAACATCTGTGTGACATACTCGGGCAAAACAGGATCGTACACCCATCAAGGTATAAAGGTATACAGGAACGGCATTCTCGTGTCTTCTGGGAATGCTGGCACGACAGAATCAGGATACGTTGCAACAGAAAACAAGCACGGTGATTTTGTCATAGGAACAGTCTTTACAGGCTCCAACTTTGTAAGCGGTACTAACTTCTTCCGAGGTAAAATAGCAGAGCCTGCTATTTGGCACGTTGCTCTTAGCGAAAAAGAAGTAAATGCTATTTACGATGCTAGAAACTTCTTTGGAAAGATGGACACATCTGCGATCGACCATCTTCGTCAAGGTGTGAGCATACTCAACAACAAGCAGCGTTGGCGATCTTCTAACGCTCCAAAGATAAACGGGATATCGAGATTAAGAACAGACGACGTAATTAGTCACGAGCAAGACCAGACACTCTATGGTAATTCAAAGTTATTTAGAGATGACACCCCATTTGAAGAGCTCGCTGATGCCGAGAGACTAAGAAAAAGTATTACAACGACTGTGGTGGGTTCAAAAGCCTCAGCCTCAATAGAATTTAGAGGATATCAGCCTAGTCAAGTAGGCTCAGTGACTGCAAATGGTTTGATTCTTACGGGAGCAAACGGGACAAAGAGGGTCTACTATTTTGAAAAAGGCGGTCAACTATCGTCCGGTGTCAGAGCAAAATTTGCAGCCTGCGAATTCTTAGCTGTAGTAGTATCCGGATCAGCGCTAGATTTAGCAACAGGCTCAATAGGACATGGTGAACTCTGGGCAGCTGAGTTTACGTCTAGGGTGAACGGCCAATCAAGCGCAACTCAAATTGTCGCTAAAAGAGTAGGAAATACTGTAAAATTAACAAGCACAATTACAGGGACAGCTGGAAACACTTATATAGAAGCCATTGCGGTTAACAGTTCAAACACAAATACGTCAGGCACACAAGTCTTGTTTGAGAACAATTCCGGCGATGCTTCTATTTACCCGTCAGCTTTTGGTTTTGTAACGGGAACATTCAACACAGCTAGTGTAGGAAAAACACCCGGTTTAAATGGTGTTCTAACCTTTAGAGGTGGAAACACCACCATGAAACACGTGGTGACTAGCGCACTCGGCGGTGCTATTGACTATCTAGAGGATGCTGGAAGACAACAGTATCCTGTGATTATCACTAACGTTTCAATGAGAGATCCAGCTCAATTTGACGGAAATATCGAGCCACTACCAATTAGAGACAAGGTCTCTTGGGGTTCACCAGAAGCACCTTTCTTGGCGAGAGATGTAAGAGCATCTTTTATGGGAGGAGAAGGAAATGTGCTTTATGGCTCTTCGATCATATCTCAACAATATGATAACAAAAATCCAGCTTCTAACGCAACATCAATAGCTACACAAGCCCAAGGTGCAAGATCAGACTCCAAAGTTACAGACCCCTTTATTGACGCTCAAGAAAACATATTTGGTTTACCTGCAAAACCAGCTTATGCTTACTTACGTTTTGATAAGGTCCCGCACAATAGAGATAAGATAGTTCTGACTGACACAAGTGGCAAGTCTGTTGCGTTTGAGTTTGCAAATAGTACGACATTCTCTACTGGTACTTTTGGAAAACTAAGAAATAAACCGTCTTCTCTAGGAACAGGTCGAGGTACATGGCGGGTTCTCCTGACTGGGTCTAATGAGGCGGGCCTGACCACAGGTTCTGCAACAAAGACACAGGTCGCGAGAGCAATGCACCTGTTCAGGCAAGAGTTGGCTCAAGCCTACGCATTAGGAAGACTCGATATCGTTGGATCAGACAGAGCACACAAAGAATCGAACAAGGATCCGATCCAAGAGCTACTTATGACTAGTCCTCCTGATCCTCTTGTTGCAAAGTCTGTGGTGACGTACCCGGTATCTGCTTCGGGAGGAACCTATGTGAGGCTAGACCAAAAAGCCTCCGGGTCTGACGGAAATAGAAGAATAGAGTTCTATGCAAGAGGATTTAGTTCCGGAACTTACATCGTTAATAATGTGACAGCTTCTCAAGCCTACTTAAAAGCAAACACGTTATTTTCTGGTACACTCTCATGGAGAAACTTATTTACAAGAATAAAGTTTACCAGGCAGCGCGCAGCCAAGATGGGCATTGCATTTATAAGCGGGTCTGATTCATTTAATCTGCCTATTGACGGGTACATCTCAGAGATTGAAAAGAAAATTGAGCCATTTAGTGATCTAAAGTCCCTGCCTATAACAAAGGGTTCGGGTTCCATAGCGGCACTTTTGACGTCTACGATGGACGGCACCAGAGAGTGGAATGAACTCGGGTATGGTTACAAATCAGCAGGCGCAGGGTTTACTTATGATAACGATATGTTTGGAACAGACTCTATTGTTTACGGAGGTAGAAAGAGATGAGTGATTCAAGAGTTAATAAGCAAGCTCAGGTAAACTTTCACCCAACATCTTCTAATGTCGTGAGTGCACTCAATGGCTCACACTGGGACGGCTCTACCCTAAAGAGACCTATATTCTTTTTCCCTTTGAGTGATGCAGCCCAGGCGGGAGCACTCGTCGTAATATCAGACCAATCTGGAAATGCAAATAACGGGATTCTTGCAAACGCAACTCAATCCATGTCATACGCTCACGATGACACGCCGTGGGGGAGCAGGTACAGGAAAG